CCCTGAATGTAGGCCAGCAGCACGGCGGTAGCCTGACGAACCTTGTCCATCAGCATGTCATCATCCGCGTCATGGTCAACACGCAGATGTGCCTTGATCTCTTCCAGTGTCAGTAATGCCGTCATTTTCCGCCTCCTGCATCCCGTCCACGTTTTGCAGCCAGGGTCCAGCCTGATGAATGAGCTTCTCCGGGTTTATCACCGGTCATACTGTTGCAGTGCCACAGCGAGCCCCCCCACGTCACCGTATCGCCGGGGTGGTAGGTTTCACCGGCTCTGAACACACCGCGGTAGAGCATCACCGGCAGGGAAAATGTTTTTTCCGTACGCTGGCCACTGCTGTGCCGGATCACCACAGAGAACAACCGCTCCTCCGTCATGCTGACGTCGATATCCGCCACCCCGTCAACCAGGCATTCCCATCCCCGCATCCCGTGCGTTTTTTCATACGCCCGCCAGAGTCCTCCCAGGTGTGTGGCATACGTGCCCCGGGGAAAGGATTTTTGATCGTCAATAGCGGGGAGCACTTCCAGTGCCGTGGCATCACGCCCGTCCTGCGGAGCCGGCAGGGCATTCACCGCCTCCAGAACCGCCTTCTTCAGTACTTCCGGATCGTAATCACGACCATCACGCGGAGCAGGGATATGGCTTACGGCCTCTTTCACCATCTGCTCAAGCATCGGACGCACATCATCGGGGGTGATACTTTTGCCGTCTGCCGGCACCGGTATTTTCGCGACCGCATCATTCACCGCCTGCTTCAGTACTTCCGGATCGTAGTCACGACCATCACGCGGAACAGGAATATGGCTTACCGCCTCTTTCACCATCTGCTCAAGCATCGGACGCACATCATCGGGGGTGATACTTTTGCCGTCTGCCGGTACAGGAATGCTCCCGACAGCATCATTCACCACCTGCTTCAGTACTTCCGGATCATAATCACGACCATCACGCGGAGCAGGGATATGGCTTACGGCCTCTTTCACCATCTGCTCAAGCATCGGACGCACATCATCGGGGGTGATACTTTTGCCGTCCGCCGGTACCGGAATATTCGCAACCGCATCATTCACCGCCTGCTGCAGTACATCCGGATCATAATCACGACCATCACGCGGTACCGGAATGGTCCCCACAGCGTCATCCACCATCGCCTGCAGAACCGGATGTACCTCATCCACCGTCACATGCTTCTGTAATACCGCCGACAGGGAAGTCAGTTTCTCTTCAAACGCTTGTGCCTGCGAGGCCATCTTCCCCTCAAATGTGCGCTGTAAATCCGCCAGCACCGTGGAGAATTCTTCTCCCAGTGCACGAATAATGGACAGTTCCCGTTCCGTCATTTTCGCAGTATCCCCCTGAACATCGCTTTCACCGCATCATGCTCTGTTTCACTGATTGCCTTATTACCGTCAGATGCGCCGTCAGGCAGTGTGGCTGAAACGTTTTCCCGGAAGACGCGAACGGATCCTCACGGGCATCACGACGGGACAGCGCCTCCAGACTGTAGTTCTGCTGCTGAAGATACAGTGCATCACCTCCGGCAAGGGGCGGCAGGTTCTCACGTTTACGGGCCTCATTGGGCGTGAGAAGCGTATTTTTCACCGACTCACCCAGCGTTTTCATGCGCCGTTCGCTGTCCATTCTCAGCAGCGTGGTGACGTCAAACTCCGTACTCTCGTTTTCCCCCGTTTCCAGCGCCTCATCCAGTAACAGTTCAATGGACTCAATCAGCGTCTGCAGGCACTGGGAATAATACTGCTGCTCCAGCGCCTCCACGTTGTCACTGGAAGGTGGCTGGCCAACGCCAATCTTGTAGGCCGGGACACGGAACACCGAACAGACAATTTCAGCGGTCATCTTCAGTTGTTCCACCGTCTGCGCATCCACCGGTGAAAACGTCGTGGGGTTGTATTTTGCCCCGTTGCTCAGAATGGCCGTTTTCCCCGCATTTTCGCCGGTATACCCGCTGTCCCAGTTGCTCTTCAGTTTTTTCGCGTTTTCTTCCGTTATACTGCCGGGGATCTCAATCACGCCTGATGGTCTGCCGCCATTTCTGAAAAAATACGTTGAATTTGCCTGAATATGATGCCCCTGCGTGGCCGCCAGCCCGGCGGCATACACCGGCGGCAGCCCCACAAGCGGATGAAAAAAACAGTTAAACCGGTCGTGGATCACTTCCCTGGCAGGCACCGTCACCGCCTCCGTGATCCCGCAGTTCCGGTCCGGCGTGATGCGATAGAACACCTCGCCGTCATCCGCCACCAGAGGTTCAACCCGGTTCCAGTCCAGAATACGCAGTTCTTTGATCTGCCCCCGGGAGTTACGGATTTTCAGCACCACCGTATTGCCGTGACGCAGTTTGGCGTTCAGCCACAGTTCAAAAAACTGGATACGATTCTGCTGTGCATTGGGACGACGACAGAGACGGGCAATATCCCCCTGCCGTTTTTCACGGCGGATCCCCTGTGTATCGGTCTGCATCAGGCGCAGTCGCATTTTGGCGATATCCTGGGATATCAGCGAAATGCAAGAAAACACCGCGTGAAAGGAGAGGACGGTTTCCGGATCGGCTTTCACACCCTGCTGCCAGGCACCGGCAAAAGGCTCAGCCACCGCCTGAAACAGGGACCGCCAGCCCACTTCTCTTACGTCACGTCCTGATTTCTGGTTTTTTCGGGTTCGCCGCAAAAGGTTCCACATTCGCCATGCTCCGCATCACGTTTCTTTTTCTGACCTGCCGGACGTCGCACTGTGATGTACTCCGCCTTCCCCAGGCGAACCAGCACCTCCGCACACGGCTGTGCCACATCACGGATATCCCCGGCCCGGGCATCATGCGTGCCCTGCAGATACTGGATCTTTGCCATAACCTGTTACGGGAGGCGCACGCCTCCCGCCCTCCTCATCAGACTCAGCCGCCGGACGCACTGCCGTAGTTCACACCGGTGATCACCGCCACCGCCGCGGTACGGCGACGACGCCAGTTGATCCAGCGCTCCGCACGGATGGCCACGCTGCCGGTCTGGAACATGGAAACCAGCTCCACCGGTGACGGTGTGGTGCTGTCGCCGGTCGGCTCAGACTGCATTTCCAGTGACGCTTCACGGGACATATCCACTGCCACACCGCCGTCATCCGCCAGATAAATATCCGGTGCATTCACCAGTACCAGCTGGTCACCCACATACTGGGAGACAATCACCGGCAGCCCCTGGAAGGTGCCGCCCAGCAGGGTCATGTCCGGATATTCCTTCTGCCCCAGCGCATTTTTACGCATGGACAGCGCCAGGGCATTGGTGCTGGACATCAGCCAGACCGCACCGGTGGGCTGCAGATTTGCCGTCACAAACTGGCCAAACGCGGCCTCGGCATCCGCATCCGGGTTACCGGTTGATGCCGTGCCCTTCACATCATGGGTGATGGACGCCGGGGAGACATCTGCCACTGCCGCTTTTTTCGGGTCCACAAAGTCTGTGTCCAGACGCGCCACCACCGCTTCTGCCAGCGCATTACGGACCAGCGCATCAGCTGCCGGACTGGAAAAACGGATCAATTCTTCCGTCAGTACCGCAATGGCCGACACCTTCGCATGACTGAAGGTGATGGATTCAAAATCAAACTTCGTCAGGGGTCTGGCCTTACCCTCCCCCACCCAGCCGGCAGCACCGCCGGACACCTGGGCATGCACGCGGATATTGAACGGCACCTGACGAAGTGCAGGGATCCCGCCCTGACCAAATCGCCCGATAATGGTCTGCGGACGCAGGTAATCAATAAAGTCCTGTGCGTATTCCTGATATTCAGACAGGCTGCCTGCCCACTGCGGATCCGTGGTGGTCCCCGCGCCCACTGCCGATTTCAGGACATGATGCAGACGGCTGTCATCCGGATACTGACGACGGGCCACTTCCAGGGCTTCAGATCGGACGCCTTTAGCCGCAGCCAGCGATTTGGCAAAGCGGGCGAAGCCAATCCCCTTATCCAGTTTCTGCTCCACACGGATCACCGGCGCAGAAGCCACCGCGGCCACATTCCCGTTACCGGCCTGTTTCACCGGCTGCGCCGTGGCGGCCTTACCGGCTTCCAGTTCACGCAGGCGCTTCAGGTGCGCATCCACCTGACGGATTTCCGCTGCGGTGTTGTCGTAATGCTCTTCCTCCTCCACATCCAGCGTGCGCCCTTCCTCTGCGGCTTT